TCGCAACCGCCGTGTACTCGGACGCGTCAACGTCGAGAGCGGCCACCGTCAGATGGTCGTGTCGTACGTCCGGTTGACGACCACAATCAGGTCATCACTCGGCGCGGACGCGGACCTCATCGCCGTGAACGGCACCGACAACTGCTGCATCTCGGTCGGCGCACCGGCCTTCGGAACCTCACCCGACACGCGCAGCGACGGAATGGCGATCTGCACCAGCTCGTCGCTGTTCTCGATCGCGGCCAGGGTGGCCAGCAGCGTCAGGTCCGTGCGGTTCAGGAACGCATTCACGAACGGGCCGCCCGTCACGAAGTCCACGTTCAGGGTGCCCGTCACGGTGGGGGCAGCGCCCGGGATGGGGCGCGCCACGGCCGAACCCCAGCCGGGAATCGTGACCAGGTTGTTGTCCACGGAGATCGACAGGGACCGCACGCCCGCAATCGGGGTTGCGGCAGTCGCCAGCGTCGTCGCGCCAGGGGCCACGTAGGCGCCCGTGGACAGGCTCGCGCCACCCGAGTGCAACAGATGGTCAGCGGTGCTACGCGCGGCCGGCACAACGGCAGCAGTGGCCGTCACAACGTCGCGGCCGGTCGTGGTCACCGTCAGCTTCGCAATGCCCGACTCGGGAATGTCCAGCGACCACGAGGAGACCATCATCGCGCCGAACGTGAAGGGCTCAGTGGTGAAGGCGCCCGTGACGGGGTTGTAGCTCTGGACCAGCTTCTGCACGGTGAAGAACGGCTGGGACTGCGAAGCCAGCTTGTGCACCTGCTGGTAGACGGTCGTGGCGCCGATCTGCGTCGAGGTCGAGGACCCCAGGCACATCTTCCACCAGAAGCCGAACCCGGCCGTCGACACCTCCAGCGGAATGTTGCCGCCACCCGCGCGACGGATCACGACCTCGCCCGCCGCGGACTGCCCACGCTTGCCCCAGCAGTGAGCACCCGACGTGACAATCTCGGGCATGTAGTCCAGGGACTCGCCCGAGCCCAGCAAGCAGAAGGTCCGATCGGGGGTCACGGCGGTGCCCCAGGTCGAGGCCTCCTTGACAACGATGGTGGAGTCAGACATCAGGTGACCTCTTTCAGATGCGGGCGGAGTAGGTGATGCGGAACAGCAGGACCACGGCCGCGCCGTTCTCGGTCTGCATGGGTCGGTAGGAGTAGTCGCCGAACTGGAGCCACAGCAGGCGCGGAACGCCCAGCGTCAGGTTGGCGCGTACCCGGTCCTGCACGGCTTCCATGACGGCCGTAGCCTCGTCGCGGGCAGGCTTCATGGCCCCGTCGCCGTTGTCGGCGTAGGCGGCCATCCAGATTTCGCCGGCGTCCTCGCGGGCGCTGTTGGTGGCCAGTGGCCACGTCTGCGTGCCGGATGCCCCGATGCCGTTGTCGTCGTCGGGATTGTCGATGCCCACGAACAGGTAGGCGCCGGGATCATTGACGCGCGGAGGCCCGTCCGTGACCGTCACGTCGGCCAGCGCGGGCAGCGCGGCGAAGTCGGCCACCATGGCGTCGATGAGATCCGCGTAGATCATGCGAACCCCATCGGCGGCAGGAAGTACGCCTCGGCCATCGACGACGCGGCACGAGGCCACAGCCACGCCGCGCCCGGCTGCTCCCCTGTGCGCTGGTTGCCGAGCTGCGCGCGCCACAGGTGACGGGCCAGGACGAAGCCGGCGGCGGTGAGGTCGCCGGGGACCTCGGCCAGCGGCCAGCCTGACGAGTAGGTGATGGTGCAGGCGGGGACCGTGGATCCGTCTGTGCGCTCCACGAGGTAGCCGTCCGGGGCGAAGGTCGCGGCGTCCAGCGCGGAGCCGTCAGCGGCCAGCACGGAGGCAATGGCGGCCACCCGGAACGGGAGCACCGCGGCGTAGGTCGCGGACTTCACGACGAACGTCAGGCCGGTCTCAACCTTGACGGGTCCGCACTTGGTGCGCACCGCAGCCGCAGCCGCGTCCACGCACCGCACGAACTCGGTGTTGGCGTCAGCGAAGCCGCCGCCAGCCGAAGCGGTGACGCCGCAGAACTCGGCCACCGCGGCATAGTTGCCGCCAGGGGACAGGAAGGAATCAGCCACGGCGCGCCGGACGCTTCGGGGCCGCCGTCCGCTTCGCCTCCTGCTTGGCCTCGCGCGGCGGCTCGTAGCCGTGACGCGCCAACTCGACATCCACCTGCGCCACCCGGTCCGCCAGCCCCTGACGCGCAAGCGCGGCGCGCTCAACCAGCAGCGCCGAAACCATGTTCTCGTCCATCGTCAGCTCCTTCTTCATCGGTACGGCCCGGCCAACACGCCCACCCCCCGCGCGCAACACGCGAGGGGTGAGAGTGCTCGTCGGGATCAGAAGGTGGGAACCACGAGGCCGGTGCCGCTGATCTTCTGCGCGTGCGGCAGGCGGCCGAAGGTGTAGGCGAAGTAGCCGTAGACCACGACATCGACGCCGAGCGACTTGACCGAGGGGCCGGTCTCGGTGCGGATCATCATCGGCGCCGAGGGGTCCTCCCACAGGAACGACTCGTTGCGCGACACGAAGTAGATCTCGTCCTGGTTCGTGCCGGCGCCGAGGTTGGTGGCGATGTTGTTGTCCACGACCACCGGAACACCCGACGGCAGGAAGCCGCGGAAGCCCGAGCCGTACTTCGACGCGCCGTCGGCGGTGCCGCCCACGTTCAGCCCGAAGCCCTGCCCGATGAGCGGGAAGGTGCTGGATAGCTGCGACTGCACCCAGTACCAGCGGCGGGAGTGCATGACTGCCACCACATCGCCGGGGTCCTGGTCGAGCAGCGCGGCCTCGACGGCGGCCGGGCCACCGAGGAGCTTCGGGTACAGCTCGGCAGCGGTCGGCGACGCCGAGGTGTAGGTGATCGCGGTCGCCACATTGGTCAGCCCGTTGGCGGCCTGGTTGAGCAGCGTCGAATCGATGCCCGTGTTGTACGAGCGGAACAGATCCTCCAGCACAACGTCCATCGTGCCGGTGCCGCGCTCGACAGCCTGACGGGTGACGGTCTGGGAACCGGCGTTGGTCTGCACCGACACCGACAGGAGGGTGTCGTCGATGTCGGTCTCCGAAACAGGGTTCGCCTCGGTCTGCAGCGCGGTCGTGGTGCCGGTGGTGATGCGCGAGATGCTCGCGGTCATGCCGTCGGCCGGCAGCGGCAGGGGGCGCATCACGTCGGCCAGCGGGCGGCCGGCGCGCGCCTTGGGCGCCACGAGGTCCGTGAGGTACTGCGGAACCACGAGGCCGGCGAAGGCGCCGGTCCCGGCGGCACGCTCGAACCACTCGGCCCGCTCCACGCGCTCCTCGCGCATGTGCTGGCTCAGGCGCTCCTGTGCCCCGTAGTCGCCGAGGTGCCCCATGACGACATCGCGGACGAACTGGCCGCCGCGCTTGTCCTGGTCGGGGCGGTAGGTGCGTGCCTCCTGCCCGACGCGCGCCACCTGATCGTAGGCGCGGCGCTCGACGCCGGTCGGGTGGACCTCGCGCTGCAACTTGGCGATGCGCTCATCCTCGGCCTGATCGGCGCGAAGGTCGGAGAGCTTGACCTCGGCGGCCTTGAGTGCGGAGTCGGCGGCGTCACGGGCGGCGATGGCCTCGGACACGCGCTCGTCGGTGATGGTGGCGTCCCCGGCCTCAACGGCGGAGCGCATGGCGATGAGCGCGTCCTGCTTGGCGGCGCGCTCGGAAATGGCGACATCGAGCCGCTGCTCAGCAGCCGCGATGAGATCTTCGATGGTCATTGGAGACCCTTTCTGGTTGTGATGGGTGTTCGGGTCTCCCCGGCCAGGCTGACGACGCGCGAGGCCGAAGCGTCCGCGCCCGCGTTGGGATGGGAGGTCTAGCGCCCATGGCGCTGGGGGTGTAGGATCTGGGACATTCGCCCCGGGTTCGTATGAGCCCACTCGGTGTAGCCGGGAACAGCATGTGAGGCGAGCATGCAAACGCAATCGGGCCGCTACACGGCCCGATTGTCTATTTACCGGGCGATCGCAAGCGCGAGCATCCGCGCCCGGAAGTCTTGGGGCGCGGCGGGCTGCTCGCGCAGCTCGCCATAGGTGGTCGGGCTGGCGCCATAGCCGACGATGGCCGTGTCCCCGCGGTGGATCTCCACCTTCGTGATGCGGTACTCGGTGTAGTCGGGCGACCACTGGCCGGCGTCGATGCGGAACATGAAACTCATCTCGTCGATGAGCCCTGAGCGCAGCTTGGGCACGATGTAGGCCACGTCAGCGTCCGCAGGGTCGAGGTCCGCCAGAACGTCCAAGCCCTCGTCGGTGACGCTCAGTGTGAGGGTGCCGTTCGTGGTCCGCGCAATGCGGCGCATCGGATCATGCCCCAGCACCAGCGGCACGTCGAG